GCGTTTAGGAAAAGGAAAAGCTACGAAGGAGAATCCTAAAGCAGCTAAAAAAGAACGAGATTTATCTTATGGCAAATGGGGTAGACGAGGTCGAGACTGGAAAAAAGCTTAAGAGCTATTTATGCCTGGAATAGAAATTAGAGGCAGAAGTAAAATAGCAAACTACCGTGACGGTGGACGAATTGGTCTTAAAAAAGGTAGTAACGGTAAATGGATGCAAAAAGCCAGTGCTTCAATCAAACGAAGAGGCACTGAAGGAAAGTGTACTCCTATCACGAAAAAAGGGTGTACTGGCAAAGCAAAAGTATTAGCTAAAACGTTTAAACGAATAGCTGCAAAAAATAAAAAGGCATAATGGCTTTAGACCCCCTACAAATACTCTATAAACTTAAAAAAAATACAGAGGTAAGAATTCAACAATTAGCCATAAGTGTCACATCCGGAGGTGTTGACAATATGGAAAATTACAAGTATACTATCGGACAAATTAACGCATTGGAATTAGTGAGACAGGATATCTCTAACCTGCTAGAAAATAAGGAGCATAATGACGCACAAGGAACAATCATCGACATCAACCGAAAATCCAAAACATAAATACGCATTACAAGAAAAATACAAAGAAGAACATAACAAGCTACCCTTTCCAGTGGGTTGGCGAATTTTAGTTTTACCTTTTAAAGCAGCAGAAGCAAGTAAGGGAGGAATTATTTATTCTGATGATGCTGTTGAAAGATCACAAATTGCATCAACTTGTGGAAATGTATTAGCTGTGGGAAATCAGGCTTATGATAAAAAAAGATATCCAAATGGTCCGTGGTGCACGGTCGGAGATTGGGTTATCTTTGCACGTTACGCAGGGTCTCGAATAAAAATTGAAGGAGGAGAAGTACGTCTGCTAAATGACGACGAAATTTTAGCAACCATCAAGGATCCAAAAGATCTCTTGCATGAATTTTAACCATAGGAGGAACTATGCCCGAAGAAGAAAAAATAAAATCGAGTCAAAAATCGGTTGATATAGATACATCCGGCCCCGAGGTCGATGTAGCTGTAGAAGAAAAGAAAGACGACGCAGTAATCACGGAAACGGAACAAGTAACCAAGGAGACAACTCATGAGGAAACTAAGCAAGACAGTCCTGCGCCCGTTGATACATCTAAGGAATCTGATGTCCAACCTGATGTTCAGGATAGTAAACAAGAAGAAACTTCAGAAGACACGAAGTTAGAGGAATATAGTAGAGGAGTTCAAGGACGTATTGCCAAATTGACGCGTAAGATGCGTGAGGCTGAACGTAGAGAAGCGGCTGCTCTTGATTATGCTCAAGCTGTAGAATCTAAAAGAAAAAGCGCAGAACATCATTTTAAAAAAATAGATTCTGATTATGCTAAAAAACTTGAAGCCAGTGTTAAAACTGGAATGGAATCAGCAGAAAAAGAATTAGCTGCTGCCATTGAATCAGGTAATGCACAAGGTCAAGTCGAAGCAAATAAAAGAATTGCTTCTCTTGCATTTGAAAATGCAAAACTTGAACAATCTAAAGAATATAGAACTCAAGTGGCACAAGAAAAACCAGCTCAACTTTCTGATGGTGGTTATTTACCAAGACAAACACCATCTGAATTACCAGATCCTGATCCAAAAGCGGAAGACTGGGCTAGTAAAAATACATGGTTTGGAAGAGATAGACCAATGACTTTTACTGCTTTTGAAATCCATAAGGATTTAGTGGAAAAAGAAGGTTTTGATCCTAAATCAAATGAATATTATACAGAAATAAATCGAAGGATTAAGCTTGACTTTCCCCATAAATTTGGTAAAGGTGGTAGTACAGAAACGTCCGAACCAGTTCAGACTGTTGGTTCTGTTAAAAGAATCGTAAAACCAGGACGCCAAACTGTGCGACTCACATCTTCACAGGTAGCAATTGCTAAAAAATTAGGTGTGCCACTCGAAGAGTATGCGAAACAATTAAAACTCACGAAGGAGGCGTAAGCATATGACAAAAGAAACGAAACAACCCTCACGTGCGAGCCAAACAAGGTCTAAATCTGAAAGACCCAAAGTATGGACTCATCCATCATCTCTGGATGCACCCAAGCCGCCTAAAGGTTTTAGGCATAAATGGATAAGGGCTGAAATTGTTGGCCTCGACGACGCTAAGAACATCATGGGTAAATTAAGATCCGGATGGGAATTAGTTCGAGCCGACGAATATGAAGGCCAAGATTATCCAATTGTCAAAGATGGCAAATACGCTGGGGTTATCGGAGTTGGCGGCCTATTGCTGGCTAGGATACCAGAAGAGCTCGCGAAGCAACGTGACGAATACTACCGTAAACAAACGGAAGCTCGTGACGAAGCCATAGAACACGATCTCATGAGGGAACAGCACCCAAGTATGCCGATCAATATTGATCGACAGACACGTGTAACCTTCGGTGGTACAAAGAAAAGTTAATTTTTTAACAATTCTCAAACCAACGAATTAAATTAACCGTTTACAGGTAAAACTGTAAACACCAAGGAGCAATACTATGGCAAATAGAAACACAGCCGGGTTCGGATTACAGTCTGTAATGAGAGTTGGAAATACTCCAGCTATTCAAGGACAGTCTGCATATGAAATCGACGCTGCTGAGTCTGCTGCTATTTATAATGGAGAGCCTGTAAAAATTGATATTTCTGCCTCAACTGGTGGATATATTGTTACAGCTGCTGCTGGTACTGCTTGTGTAGGAGTGTTGAATGGAGTATTTTATAATGCTGCAACAACTTTAAAACCTACATGGGCGAATTACTACGTAGGAGCAATCACTCCAGCAAATAGTGAAGACATTACAGCGTTTGTTAACGACGACCCGCTTCAGGAGTTTATGATTGGTACAGATGCCACATTAGGAGCAACTTTAGCATTAAGAAAATCCAAAATTGGATTAACTTATGCTACAACTGCTAGTGCTGGTAGTACGTCCAACGGTAAGTCATCTATAACTCTAGGCATTTCAACTGCAGCAACAACTGCTAAGCAATTGAGAATGGTCAGAGTAGCAGACGACCCTGAAAATAAAACACAAACAGCCGCTTATTGTTCGGTGATCGTTAAGGTAAATTTACATCAATACCTTGTCGGTTCATTGGCAACAGGAATATAGGAGCATATAGACATGGCAATATCACGAGCACAGCTAGTTAAAGAACTAGAACCAGGCCTAAATGCACTATTTGGGCTGGAATACAAACGTTACGACACAGAGCATGAAGAAATTTATGCGAAGGAGTCTTCTGACAGAGCTTTCGAAGAGGAAGTAATGTTATCTGGATTCGCTAACGCCGACGTCAAATCTGAAGGGGCAGGAGTTTCATACGATGAAGCTCAAGAAACCTTCACTGCACGTTATACTCACGAGACAGTTGCTTTAGCATTTGCAATAACAGAAGAAGCTATGGAGGATAACCTCTATGACAGAATTTCTTCTCGTTATACAAAAGCTTTGGCAAGATCAATGGCTAATGCTAAACAAGTGAAAGGGGCAGCTCCATTAAATAATGGACTACCCGCAGTAGCTACCTTCAAAACAGGTGATGGCGTTTCTTTAATAAACGCTTCTCACCCAACTATTGCAGGTACATTTAGCAATACGCTTTCTACAGCAGCAGATCTAAACGAAACATCGTTAGAGCAAGCAATGATTGACATTGCAGCTCTTACTGATGAGCGTGGATTAAGAATAGCAGCTAGAGGAATGAAAATGATCGTTCCTTCTGCTCTTCAATTTACTGCTGAGAGATTGACTAAGTCTCCAGGTAGAGTAGGCACAGCAGACAATGATATTAATGCTTTCAAATCAATGGGAATGGTTCCTCAAGGTTATAGAGTTAACCACTTCGTCACTGATTCTGATTCATGGTATATTATTACTGATGTTCCTAACGGCATGAAATATTTTGACAGAGCTCCATTGAAGACTGCAATGGAAGGCGATTTCGACACTGGCAATGTTAGATATAAAGCTAGAGAAAGATACAGTTTCGGCTGTTCTGACCCTAGAGGTATCTATGCATCACCAGGTGCGTAATATAAAAATATAAATAAAAAAGGGGGGCGGAACACAATTCCGCCCCTTTTTAATGTTATAATAAAGAGTGAGAATATGAAAAACTTCCGAGTAAAAATCCATGCGTACGACTATTATGCTGATTTTAAAATATTGGCAGAAGATAGTAGAGAAGGTATTGAGAAAGCAATACTTGACAAACTGGGACAAAATGATGTAAAATGGGAAAAAGATGGATTTAGTGATTCATCTAGGAGTAAATGGATAACCTATGAGGAGGTTATAGATGACTCAAGACCTATACACTATGAAGAGGTCCTTGGAACTCGAGTGGCATCAGGAGCACCTGAAGGAGGGCAAATATAATATTAATATGTCTTATATTGATAAAAAAATTCAGGAAATTGTTAAAGAAATTATTGCCAAAGAGTTTGAAGAAGCAACTCGTCTTGAACAAATTAAAGACGCCCAGGCCGAAGTTTCGATAGCCACTTAAGCGCTGTCAAAAATCAATTTTTTACTACAAGATACCTTGCGCTTTTTTTAAAAAGGTGCTATATTTCAAATACTATACAATTAATTAGAACGTAGACGAGTATAGTCGACGGCCTAGAGACTACGTTCACAAACTAGGAGGATTATAAAATGGCAACAACAACGTTTAATGGCTCGGTGAGATCCGAAAAAGGATTTCAACAGGTCAATAAAAACACTTCAACAGGCGCTTATACTGCAAGAACTCTGGGACTAAAACCAGATCTTACTAGTCTAACTGCTACTACTGTTGCAACGGCATCTACATTAACTTATGCGGCTAATACAATCACAGTTAATGACTTTGACGGAGATGCAGCACAAGCTGTTACTTTACCATCAGCTACAGTAGGAACTATAGTAGTACATTACCAAACAGATGACACAAATGGTGGGACTAACACTCTCACATTTACATGTGCAGGAC